CTGATGCTTTGGGTATATCTTTTGATCCGAATGTTGGTCACGATTATATAGAACAAGCGAATGATCGTTTTGAATACTACCACCGTGTAGAAGAAAGACTGCCATTTGACTTGGATTACTTTAACAAGATTACCAAGAATGGCATTCCACGAAAAACTCTCAACATCGTTATGGCTGGTGTTGGTGTCGGTAAGTCACTTACTCTTTGTCACTTTGCTTCTGGTTACATAAACCAGGGTAAGAATGTCCTGTATATCTCAATGGAACTTGCCGAAGAAGAAGTCGCCAAACGTATCGATGCCAATGTTCTTAACATCTCAATGGATGATCTTATGGTTCTTCCAAGAGACCTGTATGATAAGAAGATTGAGAATCTTAAGAACAAGACCAATGGTAAGTTGATTGTCAAGGAGTATCCAACTGCCTCGGCGTCCACTGTCCATTTCAGATCACTATTGAATGAATTGAACCTCAAGAAAGGATTCGTGCCAGATGTTATCATGGTTGATTATCTTAACATTTGCGCCTCGGCTCGTATCAAGCCAGGCAACGGTGTCAATTCATACACCTATATCAAATCGATTGCCGAAGAATTGCGAGGATTGGCGGTAGAGTTCAATGTGCCGATTTGGTCAGCCACACAGTTGACCAGAGGTGGCTATGGTTCGTCCGACCCTGACCTTACTGATACTTCCGAGTCTTTTGGTCTTCCCGCAACTGCCGACTTCTTTGTGGCCCTTATTGTCACAGAACAGTTGGAGCAGTTGAACCAGATTATGGTTAAGCAATTGAAGAACCGCTATGCGGATCCTTCACGGCACAAGAGAGATGTCATAGGGGTTGACAAGACGAAGATGAGGCTGTATGATGTAGAAGCATCAGCAAAGGACATTGTTGATACAGGTGAGGATTTCAAACCTACTCCTGCACCAACAGGTAACTTCAAGAGCAACAAATTCAAAGGACTTAAAGTATGAAGCACTATGAATATTACCACGAGTTCGATGCCGATGACCAGCTATACTGGCGTGTGTATGAAAAGGCCAGTGAGCAGGTTGTTGCGGAGTTTTTCTTTGAAGATGACGCACAGGAACTATGCCAATTCCTTGAACGTGGAGGTGGCTTCGCTGGCTTCACTCCTTCCTTTATTCTACAGAAAGTTCCTGTGAAAAACATAAATGAAAATTTTTTGGCAAATTTTGCTTGACAAATCGTCCAGGTGCCTATATACTGTTCAGACAATAAGAGATTGGTTCCGTAGTTCAGCTGGATAGAACAGGGGATTTCTACTCCCAAGGTCGAGGGTTCGAATCCTTCCGGGACCGCCATTACATGAGGATGTGAAAGTGAAAAATTGGGATGGTGTTATCGCCATTGGCACTATTGTTGGTATGCTAACTACGGCCAGCGCTCTGGTGCTAGGCTGGATCTTCAATGTCGTGGCTATCTGGCATAGCATTGACAATCCTATAACGGCAAAGTTTATCCTTCGCTGCATCGGTATCTTTGTATTCCCCATCGGTGGAATCCTAGGATATCTGTAATAACTGTGGGGGTGGGTGTAAGACACAAGAGGGATTTATAAACCCTTTAGCGGCCGATTACCGTTCTCGACCAGGAGCGTTACCTGGCACCCCTACCAAATAAATGTCAACAGTCTACAAAGTCAATAGATTAGTGGTGCGTCAAATTGTCGCAGAAAAAAGTTGAAAAAAGTTCTTGACTTTGTGTTTTGAAGCCTATATAGTATGCGAATGATTGAGAGAGACAAGCGGATGAGAGACGAAACTGTTAAACGAGATTACTTTTGGATAGTTGAAGCCTCTGACCGTAACGGTCGGGTAAACTATCGTAAAGAGTACCATGATAAAGATGGTTCGGCATTCAAGGACTATACTCGCTTGAAGGCGCAAGGTACTGTTACCTTACAGCGCAAGTATAAAGAGTATAAGATTGCCTAACTAAAGGCTGTTTGACAATTGAATCTGGCTATAGTAATATAGTAATTGGGCTGCGGGTCGGACGCTAAGGCACGGGACTGCAAATCCTTGGGAACTCGGTTGAACTCCGGGGCAGCCCTCCATTACTATTACGCCAACGGATCAAACTACGGTTCGAAACGTTGACAAATGATACGGTAAGATTTGATCCGGACCTAGTTTCGATACAGGTGCAGATTCGGGAGAATCGAAGTAAATGGTAAACGGTGATAGGGCGACCTATTGGTCATTGTTGGTCCGTTGGCGTAATAGTAATATTCGGGTGTAATCAAATAGTAAGGATCGCTGGCTGTTAACCAGTTGTATGCAGGAGCGTAACCTGCCGCCCGAGCCAATATGGCTCCTTCGTCTATCGGTTAGGACACGAGACTTTCAATCTCGGTAGGGGGGTTCGATTCCCCCAGGAGTCACCAATTATGGACCTGTAACTCAATTGGTAGAGTAGCGGACTCTTAATCCGTGTGTTGAAGGTTCGATTCCTTCCAGGTTCACCAAAGATACTCCGTGGCAGCCAATACTTCCACAAGGGCACACGGGAAGGGGTGTGTGGAAGCATCCCGAGAGACAATGGATCCATAGCTTAATAGGTAAAGCACTGGCCTTTTAACCCATGGGATTCCAGTTCAAATCTGGATGGATCCTCCAATATGCGGGCGTTCTCCTGGGAGAGGACACAGCCTTCCAAGCTGTCGGAATCGGTTCGAATCCGGTCGCCCGCTCCAAGTTTGCGGATGTAGTATAAAGATATTACGATACGTTGCCAACGTATAGAAGGTGGGTTAGTACCACCCTTCCGCTCCAATATCTCCACGTATCCGCCGGCGCTACGAACGTCGAGTAAGGTAACTGGAACGTAAATGCAGGTTCGACTCCTGCCGTGGAGGCCATATAATGCTGGTAGGTCGGCAAGATGTCGAGGAGTCCTCATAAGGCTTTAAAGGTTGGTTTGATTCCAACTATCAGCACCAGAGGTGGCTGTCTAAGTTGTATAGACACGAACGAGGCTCCCTTGCCTCAACCGTTACAGTTTATTGCGGTCAGGTGGTCCGGAGACCATTCTTGTCTCATAAGCAAGAGAGCCATGTTCGACTCATGGGTCCGCATCCAATATTCCGGTGAAGTGTTACGGTAGCACAGGGGTCTCCAAAACTCCTAGCGTCAGTTCGACTCTGACCACCGGGGCCAGTTTTATCCGAGTGTAGCGCAGCCTGGTAGCGCATCTGGTTTGGGACCAGAGGGTCGGGAGTTCGAATCTCTCCACTCGGACCATTTAGCAGAAGGTGATATATAATGAATAGAGAACAACTAAAATTGCAGGCTATCTTTAGGCTTGCCTTGTTCTTTGCTATCGCTGTCACTGTAGGATTTATTGTAAGCGATATTAACATTCTAATGAGCCAATGAGGTAACAAATGTTTAACTTGACAGATGAAACAAGAAATGCTATTATCTCCATCCTTCGTGATAAGTTCGGTGTAACACAGACGGATGATGAAATCAATACGGTCATTGACGAAATCGTTGATACTGTAAAACGCCAGTTTGGAATGTAACATGTTAGAAGTATCACAAGAAGTTAAGCAACAGCATTTTGCTATTATAAAGAAACATGCTCCAAATCTAGATGATGCTACAATCAATGCTATTGTAGAAGAAACTACTGCACTTATAAACGATAGACTTTCTAAGTTAGTTGTTTTACCTCGTTAAGTTATAATGGAGAGTTGGCTGAGTGGTCGAAAGCGGCCGTTTGCTAAATGGTTGAGCCTTAATCGGCTCCATAGGTTCGAATCCTATACTCTCCGCCAGAATTGGAGGATGCCGTGCCTGGGGCACAAACAGTCTTGAAAACTGCGGCACCGAAAGGTTGATGGTTCGATTCCTTCATCCTCCGCCAGTTATCGTCGTTCGTCTATGGAGTTAGGACACATCTGCGGAGTCGGATGAAAGATTGGTGCAAATCCAATACGATGGTATTCATTATGCGGGATTAGTTCAATGGCAGAACACCTGTTTTACACGCAGGGTGTCGGTGGTTCGATTCCATCATTCCGCACCATAATTCCAGTGAATCGCTATGGACGCATAGAGGGGTTGCTGGCAGGGTAACGATTAGCAGAGAGGCGTGTGCAAACCTGCTACCACGTGCCCGTAAGTTTATGCCCCAATAGCCCAATTGGTAGAGGCGTCGGTCTTAGGAACCGAAGGTTGGGAGTTCGAATCTCTCCTGGGGCACCAATTGTAGTATAGGAAAACATTCGGGACGGAGAGCCTATACCTCTGTGAAGTCCCAGCCAATTAATGGCCCGTGAGTCAGCAGGTGTGGACACTAGCCTGTCACGCTAGGTAGAGGGGATCAATACCCCTACGGGTCGCCAGTTATGGGCGTGTGGCGCAATTGGGAGCGCAACTCCTTTGCACGGAGAAGGTTGGGGGTTCGATTCCTCTCACGTCCACCAAAGGTAGCCATGATCTCTGTTTCCAGAATTATGTCGGGTGGGTTAGTCGCCACAGGCCTGGACCAAATCATGCCTCTCGGTTCTATTCGTGACTGTCTAGGATTTGCAGGAGAGAGGGCGCTGTTGAGGAGCAGCAGGCGAGGGGTTGGGAGCCCCATCCTCATTTATTATGCTCGTATCGTCTAGTGGTCAGGACGCCACCCTCTCAAGGTGGAGAGTTCGGTTCAAATCCGGATATGAGCGCCATTTGTGTCTCTGGTGTAAGTGATCTGCACGACGGTTTGAAGCACCGTAGGACTTAGTTTGATTCTAAGGGGACGCACCATTATAGGTCAGTGACGTAATAGTAACCGTGGCGCTAACGCTGGGCGCTGTTTTCTTTCGTCCGGAAGAAAGAAAACGTGTAGGTGCAAGTCCTACCTGGCCTACCATATAATGCCCTCGTAGCCAAACGGTAAAGGCAATCGGCTCAAACCCGTAGATGTGTCAGTTCGAATCTGACCGAGGGCACCAATTTGCTGGGGTAGTGTAATGGAAGCACCCGAGGTTGTGGACCTCGGAGCCCAGGATCGATACCTGGTCCCAGTACCAATTAACGCTGTTGTGGCACAGAGGTAGCGCACTTCCATGGTAAGGAAGGGGTCGCAGGTTCGAATCCTGCCAGCAGCACCAGTTTACGCCGGTTTAGTATAATGGCATTACAGTGGTTTCGTAGTCCTCTGATAGCGGTTCGATTCCGTTAACCGGCACCATTTAGCTTGACATTCCTTTCCGAATGTGCTATTATTAGACATAATGTGAAAGGAAAAGGAATGAATAAGGTTTGGATTTTTGATATTGACGGCACTCTTGCTGATAACGAACATCGGATGCACCATCTTGAAGGTGGTAAAAAGGAATGGGATGCGTTCTTTTCAAAGCAGCATTTAGATGAACCTTATCAGCCTGTATTAGACGTTCTACATGCTCTGGCAAATGATCGACTGGGTGATAAGGTCATTATCGTTACTGCCCGTGATGAACGTTTCCGTGAGGATACTTTAGCGTGGGTGAATAAACATATTCCTTGGATGTCAAATGATGATGTGTATATGCGTCCGTTTGGCTTTCGTGGTGATGATGACAAGATGAAGGTTGGAATTATCAAGTGGTGGCTTGAAAAGAATCCTGGTTTCCAGGTTGGTGCCATGTTTGATGATCGTCATCGTATCATCGATGCCTGCCGTGCAGAAGGTTGGTACACTTTCGAATGTAACCAGTCTCGTAAGGAGTTTTGATATGATTGACTTGACAAAAGAAGGTAAACAGTTTATAGTGTATAGTAAGTCAGGAGCAAATCAGTTTACAATGTCTTTTCGATCATGGGATGATGTTGAACAATACATTGCTACTGAAAAAGGAGTTTCAAAGATTATGTCAGTGGAGTCCTATGAGATTCCACTGACAGGTTTAAAAGTTGCTGTCCCGTAGCACAAAGGTAGTGCAATCGACTGATAATCGATAGACGATGGATCGATACCATCCGGGACAACCATTATGCCGAGACCGCCTGAGTGGACGGGCACCCGACTGTAAATCGGACGCTTAAAGCACGGTAGGTTCGAACCCTACTCTCGGCACCATCTTTATTCGGGGATAGTTAAATTGGCATAACTATGGTTTCTGGGTCCATCGTTCTTGGTTCGAGTCCAAGTCCCCGATCCAATATAACAAGGATACATTATGAACAAAGTGTTTACTACTATAGCC